AGGAGGTAATGTAATGGCTGGTAGCAGTGGAAATGAATTAACAACTTGGGCTTCAAGTGCGGAATATCATCAAGATAAAGGCGATTATAATGATAATGTAATTGTGCCAAGAAGTATTTTAGTAGATACCGCGGATGCCATAAGAATTAAAAAGTATGGAACAGCAACAGTCAAAAGCGATGTAGATGTGTTTGGAGATACTTTTATTAGTTCTACTGTTGGTAGTCCTGGTATTAGTCCAGAGTATTTCGCTACTGAAATTGGTAATTTAGAAGTAGGAGGAGGCTATACTCCTACAACAGCAGATTTGACTTTCACCGGAAATGTGTAGAACTTATTTAGTTCAAATAAGTGGTCTTGGGTATTAAATCAGTATGGCGATAAAATGTAGTTTAATAGTATTACTTTGGCAAGTTATATGTTTGTGAATTCAACTCAAATAACAGATTTGTCTAATATAACTATTAATTGCTCTTCTACAAGGGGTAGTTCAGTAGCATCGTTAATAAAAGGTTGCGAAAATTGTATAAAACCACCTCATATAACAGGCACAATTAATACTGATTTTAATGGCTTGGCTAATGAGTGTTATTATTTACAAGAACTATTTGATTTTTCTAATACATCTATTATTAATAGTTCAGGGACATTTTCTTTAACATCAATATATAGTAATTGTATTCGCTTAAATAAATCGATAGATTTTAGTTTTTTGTCTTATGAAGACGCAGGAACATCAAGCATATATCAGTATCCATATTCGTCATTAGCATATTAGGCATTTTGCGTTCCTGCGATTTTAAATGTGCCTATTTCTCATCATTCTACTAATGCTACTACTATTTTTACTAGTGATTAGTTTAGTAATTGTGTAAATGCCGCACATAGATTATCGCGTTTTACTTTTTAGTTAGACACAAATAATCAACCTTATACTGCCTATTGGAAAAAATAGTATTTAGATTTGCGTAGTAATGGAGTAGGTTATTATAGTGGTAATACAGGTTATGAATTAGCCGCACTTAAAGAAGGAACTGGTGAAAATGAGCCTGTGGTAGATGCTACTACTTATAATCAAATGAAAAATAATCCTAATTGGTGGAGCAAATCATTAGCATATAGTAGATATAATCATACAAGTGCGGTTGAAACTATTAATACATTACCTGATACTTCTGCTGTTGAGAATAATGGTAATACTATTGCGTTTAAAGCCGGGTCAGGTAATTCCACTGATGAAGGCGGAATTGATGACCTTACCGCTGCCGAAATAGCAGTCGCAACAGCAAAAGGTTGGACTGTAAGTATTGCTTAAAAGGAGAACAAAAATGGTTAGTAATAAATATACATTAACTCGATATGACGCAGATGAAGGAAAAGTGTTTGATTGGAAAGAACTTGCCGAACACACACACGAAGACGAAGAAGGTAATGTTATACAAGACCATCTTTATGCTAAAACACTTTTTATAAGTATCACTGATAATATCGAAAATTATGTTGAAATAGATGAACCCGTAAAGGAGTAATTATTATGGGTCTTTTGTGTGAAGTAGATGTCGCCGATTGGGGCTTGCCTGATGACCTTGATTATAGTAAGCCTCTCCAAGATTTTGTTGATGCGGTAATTAACGACGCACAAGCAAACTGTCCTGTCCGCACTGGTTATCTACGAAGCACAATAGGTGATGGAGCGATAGTGTCATAGACCTATTGCTCCATCCCAGTTAGTTGTGAGTATGCCTAGTATGTGGAATACGGGACATATAAGATGGAAGCACAACCTTATTTTGAACCTGCTATTGAAATGTATTTAGACGATTTAGCAAATGCTTGTTGCGATATTGTTGCTGAAAGCCAAGAAGAAGAAGCAGAAGCAGAATTAATCGAACCAGTAGCAGACTTTGAAGAAAATGATGGGATGGCAGAAGAAGCCGATTAGGAACTACAAGACTTATATGAATAGTTGGCTGATGTTGAAGCGTAGGCTGCGGATTGTGAAGACGAAGATGAGATGGAATAGTTAGAGGCTGAAAGAAATGAGATTTTAGAGAGAATAGATGAAGTTGAAGAAAATAGAAATCATCATATCGAACAAACCGAATAGTCAAGTTTAATAGCCGATTTAATTTGTGCGGTTGTCATAGCATTAATTGAAGCCATTTTTTCTATTTTTGAAGAGATTTTTTCTGGCGATTATGATAGTTGGGGCGAAGGCGAACTTGAACTATTAGATGATGAACTTATCTCTTTTGTAGCATCATATGATTTAGAAATTATTTAAGGAGGCTATTAAATGAATACTTTATACACTGCTCCCAAAGGCAAGGTTTATGATTGGGCTAATCCGCCTATTACAAAAATTAAAGAACCAGATGGCACTATTACTGAAATAGAAGAACATCTATATGCGAAATATATTTCTATTAGTTCGCAAGATGATTTGAAAAATTATAAACTTGTAGATGAGGTAAAATAAAATGTTGAAAGATATTAAAGAAGCCTTTCGTTCTCATATACAAGAGATAACAGGTAAAACTGTATATGATACTGGTGCTTATCACGATGAAAATGATTTTCCTTTTTTGAAGTTGCGTCTTCATAATTTGACCGCACGGCACGCAAGGGATTTGGTAATGTCAAACATTACTTACACTCTTGATATCTTTACTAGATATAGTGGCGAGCAAGAAATTATTGAAATCGTCGATGAGATTATTAAATCTTTGCCACAGTTTATTGAAAATAATAATATCACTTATTGTTATCTTAATAGGCTTCAAATTCTTGACGATAATGAGACAGGACCTCTCCGCAAACACGGTGTTGCTAACTTTACTTTTATCATAACAGGGGGACTTGCCGATGAAGATGGTGAATAACACCCAAAAGGGTATAAAAGTATCTATAATTATTGCGGGAGAGAAACTGGCGGGACAACTTAACGCAACCTTGATACAGTCAGCAGCATCTATTGATATCACGAACAAAATAGATGCGGTTTGGAAAGAGTATTTGGGCGGCGTAAAATCTTGGTCTATTAGTTGCGATGGATTATATGTAAAAGATAGTGCGGCATATAATACTTTATAGCAAGCGTTTAGGAATAATCAAGATGTCGCAGTAGAAGTAGAATTAGATAACAAAAAATATAAGGGACAAGCATTATTTACAGAGTTCCCTTTGGTCGCGGCATATAATGATACCTATAAATACAAAGCAAAGTTATTAGGTAATGGAGAATTGAGTGTTATTAATGAATAAACAATTGATTACTATTGACGGTAAAGATTACTGGTTCAAAATTGGACTGCGTGGGATAATATATTTACAGTCTTTATCATAGTATGATGAGAGTGATTTTTTCGCCGCAGGTTTGATTACTTTTGATGAAAATCATTTAAGTCCTACCGCGGCGAAAGAGTTATACTCAAAAGGACTGTTTAAGCGTTTCATTCCTTCATTAGTTGAATAGGTCTCCTTTTTCTCTATTGATTTTCAGGGTCTATATAGTCAAGCCGTTGGTGAGATTGGTATAGACCCTAACATTGCTTTATAGATGTCTCCTGGTGAAATAGAATTAGCATATAAAGGGTATCAAAAACGCCAAGAGACATTAGCAAATATAATAAAAATAGCAGTATTAGAGAGTTTATAGGACAATACTTCTCCAATATCTTTAACAGAACCTGATGAGTTCGCTGTTGGAAATATGGTAGAGCGTTAGTCAGTATGTGAGGTGCTGTTAAATGAGTGATATTCTTGACGCCGTAGAAAGAAGATTTAGCATTATAACATCTCAATGGCAAGATAAAAAAGATAATAGTTTTTTAAAAAAATACTATCGAGAAAATAAAGGTGCGAATGAAGAAATAGATTGGGGTTATCGTGAGCGTTTCAAAAAATAGGACGCAGAAAATTTAAAGAACTTACGCAACAATATGCGTAAATCTATTAGCGATAACTTAAAAGACGCAAAAAGTTATAATTCTCAAAGCAGAAGATATAGACAGTCATTAAAAAAATAGATTAATAATGTAGAGCCTGCGGCACGCAAACGAGTTGAAAAGTTAGAACAAGATTTGCGTTATTTACAAGCAGAGCCGCAAACCAAAAGAATAGGAGAGCGGATACTCGCTAAATAGACTGCTATTGAAAAAGCCAGACGCAAGGAATATGAAGCGTTAGAAAAATCTCTTCAATTATAGAGATAGATTTTTGATATCGAAAACAAGCAAAGTAAATTATATTATAAGGGTGTAATGTAGCATTATAACTCTTTACAAGACATATATGCGGTATTTAATTATAGATAAGGAGGTTAATAAATGCTTATTAATGGAATTGATATAACTTCATTAAATATAAAGTTATATGACAGAATACTTACCTCCAATACAGTGAAAGCGGTTAATGAATGGGCGGATGGAAGTTTAGAGCCATATTATGTTCGTTCATAGGACACTTTTAAGAAAATGACTTTGACATTTTTGGTTCTCGAACCAGACGAACAAGAGGCATTCCTAAAAATGAGCCAATTAACCCAAATGTTAAAGAAAGCAACTATTAAATTTGATGATTTAGATTTTCAATTTGATGTTGTATTTAATGGGACTAATAAGCCTTCTCGCTTAAAGAATGGCAATTTTTTAATTACATATGATTTGGCTAGCGGATATGCTCGTTCATTAGATAGAGAAGTATATACAACTGATATTGGTGCGACTAGCACTTTCCGCTTAAATGTAGTATATTATCAAAACGGCAACATTTTCGTAGGACAGGATACAGTTCTTATCCGTTCTGTTTCATTTAGCGAGCAAGAAACTCCAACTTTATCATCTATTGGTATTGATGTTGATAAGTTTAAGGACGAACATTATAAATCTGGTGTTGCTTCTAATTTAGGCTTGATGGAATTAACCTATGATAACTTACAGTCTCTTGGCGTTCTTATCATTAATTATGAGCCCATTCAGTATAGCGTTGAAGTTCGTTATATTATTGATAGTGGCAGTGGCTATCAACAGAGCCTTCAAGAAACTATTCCTTTCACTTATCCGCAAATCCAAGCGATGCGTTCTGTTGGTGAATTAATTAAAGTAAATAATTATCGTCCAGAAGGATATAGTGCGAAGATTTTATATAATCAAGGTTTGATTGTTGAAAACTTGCTTGCGGCAAGTCCTATTTTCGTCCAATATACTCATATCGATGATGACCGAATTAAAAATATCACTTTAACTTATCGTAATGAAAACGATAATGGAGAATATGACATTATTGAAAGTGTTTTGGTATCTGTCCCTGAAACTCGTATCGTTGAAGGAACAACATTTGAAGACATTTTTAATTTTGACGCTTGGCGTCCAACCCCAGAGTATTATCACCCTGGCTACATAGATAGTCATAACCGCACTGACTTCGTTAATTACGATGAACTTGAAACATCTTATTACATTGATTATCGTAGAATAGAATATGTAGTGTATATAGAATACTATGCGGGCACTTATCCTAATTGGTATCGTCTTGCTACATCTCCTATCCTTTTGAAATATAATTCAAGTTATGAAGAAGATTTCAGTTTAGAAAATATCGGGATAGACCTTGATAAATATCTTACTGGTAATTATCAAAACGGTGTTTTGTATAATGCTGGTTTATATCATACTTTTGATAGTGTAATTGAAGCGGGTGCTTTATAGGTTTATTATGTGCCTATTGAATATCCTCTTACTGTTCGCTATAAGAAAGATGACAGTAATTTATACACCGAAGAAACTATTAATATAAATATCACGCAGTTCTATAATCAGCCTTTGTTAGGAGATATTGTTGATATTACAGGACATAAACCTACTGGATATCAATTTGACCCAGAGGCGAGTTATAAAGGCGAAGTATCATTAGATGCTTTAACTTACGCACAGCCTATTTATATTATTTATACTGAAATCTAGACTACTCGCACGAAAGATATTATTATTCGTTATAAGCAACAGTTAGCAAGTGCTTTTTCAACTATTAGCACAGCGATTATTACTGTTAGCGAGAATGAATTGATTGGCGGAGCACGGCTTAAAGATATCATTGACCTAAACGCACATAAGCCAGAATACTATGAAACTGGTATTTTGGATGGAGTAAGTGATAGCCAGGTAATTACTTTTGAAACTTTGGCAACCAGTTATAGCGTATTATATTATGCTTCTACTTATTACACTGTTATAAATTATTATACAGATGATGTCGATGTTAGAAACTGGGTTGGCAGTGATACTATTAATTATCGTGTTATTGATTTTTCCGCGGACACTACTCTTATTGATTTAGGACTAAAAATTAATCAGTATAAGAATGTATTCGCGGCAGACGGTATCGTCCAGTATCGCGGTCCAGTTAATTTCACCGCATTACGCGAACTTACTAGTATTGATGTTGTTTATGATACTGTAAGTGAGCCTGATGAACCAGGTGATATTGAATATCCTCACAGAGTGTTATTCTTACAGCATAATGATTTAGGCGGATATGAAGGACAGCATCCAAATTGGCATTTCCCGCACGCTTATATTAACACAGGCTTTACTTGTGAAGATATGAGTAAATTAACTGTTAAGATAAAGTGCGGATTAGTTGATGAATATACACCAATGAGCCAAGTAAATGCCGGTTATGCTTATTTGTTTGGTAGTTCTTCTTCTTTTGGTGAATACTTTATGAGATTTAACAACCAAACAATGTATGGCACTAATTTAAGTGGCGTAAATACTTATGAGGCTAGGGCGGGTCAGCATAGTGCTCCTCTTGTATTAACAGAAAGTAATGCGATTGGATGGGGTCCTAATTCTGGTATTTATAGTAATCCTAGTGCGGACGGTTATTCTGTTGCTGTTTTCAACTACTCTAATAGAGTAGCAACAGACCACGCACGGATGCCATTCCCACTTTATTTATTTGCGAATAATAATGCTGGCGTTTATACTGGCGGTTTAGCAGGAATTGAGATTTATAATTGTATTATTGAATATGATGGAGAAGTGGTAAGAGACCTTATCCCGGTTCAGTATTATGATAAAATCGGTTCGCAAGTTGCTCCTAGTAATTGCTTGTATGATAAAGTAAGTCAGTCTTTCTTTGAAGATGCTACCGGTCAAAATAGTTTTAATATCCGTGATGATGATAGTTATCCTATTACAGACCCAGTTCAGCAAATTGGCTCATTCTATGTAAATTATTATAAAGGCGATTATATCTTTGAAACTCGTTAGATTTTCTATCGTGGTGATGAATTTGAAGAAGAATGGGATTTAGATGCGAAATTAGAAATAACCGAACATCAGCCACTTTATTATAATCCAGGACAAATCGTTAATTTAACTGATTTAGGTGAAATTAATTTTGAAAACTTAAAGAACTTTGTATTTAATGTTGTATATGAAGAGCAAGAAAATGTAATACAAGTTCGTTATTATAAAGATACTAATGACCCGGCAAACTTGTTAGCAACAGAGAGTTTGGTTTTTACTGAAAAAGACTTCTATCAAGTCCCTATGTTTGGTGAATTGATTAGATTGAATAAGTATAAACCAGAAGGCTATGAAACTAATTATGTATTTCCAGAGCCAAAAGTTACCTTGGGAAGAGTAATCGCACACGCACCTTATGATATTGTTTATACTCCTATTGAAGGAGAAGAACCAACTTATACTACTAATATCAAATATATTAAGAAAGTATTTGGTTTTCATACTTATGAAACGCTTGGTAATATAACTCTTACCTTGGGTGCGAGCGATTTCCGTGAAGGTGAATTTATTGATTATTATATTGACTGGGATGCTTTTAAACCAGAAAAGTATTATCGCTCTGGTGAAAGTTATCAGTGGTATAAAATGGACGAACATCTTTATAGTCCTTCTAAACTAAAAAACGAATATATTATTTGTTATTTGCCAACAACAGAACAAATTGAAATTCGTTATTACACAGATGATGTAGATATTTTAAATTAGGTTGCGACTACAACTTGGTCGGTTAAAATAGATGATTTTGATGGACCATTTTATTTAGTTGATTAGTTGCCTAATAGATATGTCAATTTATTTAAACCTGTTAAGTGCGATTATGGCGTATTACAAAATACTAATAGACTTTATACTTTTGAAGAATTAGTTGAAGCAGGTATTGATATTGTTTATGATACTATTATTGAACCTGGCGGACCAGACGCTATTCCTTTAAATAGATTAAATAAGGTCTTATTTTGGGATGCTAGATTTGGTCCTAATAATAGGAACTATACTCACTCGGCAGGAAATCAATATGACCATTTTCTATTTATTAAAACGGGTGGGCGTATTCCATATATAGATTTAGGATATACTCCAAAAGAATTAAGTCGTTTGACCGTTGAGATGAAATATGTTTCTAAATCAGTAACTCCTTTATATGACCGTCAAAACTATTATACTGATTAGACTTTGGACTATATGGGTATATTCGGTTATGCTGCGGCTTTCCCAGTTGAAATTCTTGGGGATTTAGGTGATACATCTTATCGACTTAATAATTTCATATTAGGCGATGATGAAAAAACCATAGGTAAATATGGCACTGGCACATTCGCATTCCGCGGTCGTGTTCCTATTGTTAGAATGCCTGTTGTATATAATGAATATACACCAGCGACTTGGGAAGGAGAAAAATACAGCACTACTTATCGTGATACAAAAGATGGCTCTTTGGTAGGAGTAGTTGTTGATGTTAATCGCGGAATAACTAAATGGAATAGTAGTTGTGCGACCTACCGTAATGGAGCATCTACTTCAATGGACGAAAATTATAATATCGTTAAAGAAAATAGTAATTATGAGGTTCAATATAATGCTTCTATTGGAGAAAGAATGAGCCAGAGTAGTTTCTTTAATGATATAGACCACGGGTCTAAAATGAAATTATCATAGCACGCTCTTGATAATGGCTTTAATCAATTCGATGTTGCTGTTCCTATTACTCATACTTTAAGTGCTTATAGAAAATATAGCACGGCGTATGATTTTGGTAGCGGTAATGGATATGGCTATTATGATTTTTCTAACAACGATGATAAAGATAGTTTTGAAGTAAGATGCCATCCAAGAGGTTCTTTAACTCTATTTGCTACTCGTAATCCAGATAGCGGAATAATTAATCAAAATCCATTCTGTCATCTGGCTTATCCAAATGTTTCTGGGGCACTATCTACTATGTATGGAGTTCCATCCGCACTGCGTCAAAACTTTTTAAATCCTTATTATGCTTATGATGTTTAGCGAACGATAGAAACCGAAATTATGTTAGAAAATTTAGGCACAACAGAAGATACTCAATACTATACAACACCAGATGGCAAAGTTATTCCTATGTCAGGAAAAAATACTCAAAGTGTTAAATATAGCCATTCAACATCAATGTATGTTGGTTTTGCTAGTTGGAGAGCCCCTGCTGAACCAGAGCCTACAATGTGTATGGTTTGGGGTATTAAAATATGGGACCAAGATAAATTAGTCCGTGATTTAGTGCCTGTCGCAAAAGGAGAAGAAATTGCCGGACAAATTATGCCAGAAAATGGTTTATTTGATTTGGTTACAGAAATCTTCTTCACTAACTGTAATGAGGGTGGAACATATATTGGAACCATTGCTGAAACTCATTTAAAAGATGGTGCTATAATGCCAAATGGTATTATTCAGTAGGGCGATGTATTAGAAACTTCTATGGTAGAAGAAAAAATAACTATCCCTGCCAAAGATGTTATTCCATTAATGGTTATGGACGACCCTTGCTATTTTGGTAATGTTGGTGCGAATTATTATGACGAACAAAATAATCTTATCGCACAGCAAAGTGTTGCTGTTCCTGTATGGTATGACCCAAATGCTTCTACATTCGCAGAACAACTTCATTGTGATGATTTTAAACCAAATGATTATTATTTAAATGGTTTAATTGATACAGATGACCCAGATAATCCTTACGACCAATTTTAGTTAAAAGATATTTACGAACAAGGTCTTATTAATATCTATTATCGTTATCGTTCTTTCTCAAAGAGCGTCGTTTATTATAATGATAATATGAGAATAGGTTCAAAAGATTTGTTCTTTAATTTACACGATATAGAACAAGCCAATAGTATTACAGATTTGCCGATTGAAATAGATTATTATAAAACCGACGATTTTACAAATGGTAGATTAATCTTTAATGATACTTTATTAGCAAATAATGATATGGCGGCGTTCCTTGATGCTCCTGCTCCTGTGGTTGTATATGATAAATATACTAAATTAGAGCGTCCTGATTTATTCTATGCGGAGTATTATCGTGGTGGAGCAAGTGAAGATAATACTATTACTTTGAATATAGACCCAAATTATCTCGACTGTAATTTAACCGCAAAAGTATTAAATCCAACAGGCACAACTAAATATCAAAATCACTATCATCAAGCGTATTATGAAGATGAGCCAACTGATTACTTCTTACCTTATCAAGCCCGTATAAATAATCCATATGTGGGTATCCATTATGGACCTGCCCGCAGATATAGGGCATTGGCTTATTTCGTTCATAAGGATGAAGTAATTACGATTATGGAAGAGCGTAATGGATGGGGCAGATTAAAAGAGTATTATCACGGTTGGATTTTACTTTCTGCTATTGACCGCATCCAAGGTCCAGGACAAAATCCTGATTATGACCCAAATACTGAATTAGATACAACAATTCCATTTGGTGCTAATCTTACCATTACTAAACTCACTGTTGATAGATTGTGGGCTTATGCTTCGAACTATGATTGTTGGGTTAAGGTTGAAGAATTAAGTCTTAATCAAAGTGGTAAATTATATAACGCTATTGGACTAGATGTTATTCATTTGGATGAAGTTGATTGGAATGATGTTTATGTTCTTCAAGATGTAGTTGATATACAAAAAAAGAAATTAAGATATCACGAACCTGCGACTGTTAATTATAATGGCACTATTACTTATAATGATATCAGTGATTTACACGAATTAGATATTGTTTATCCTGAAACTATATATCATTATAATATCCATTATTATTCTCCTGCCATAGATGAACATTATAAATTAGGCTCTGCTATGTTGTCTTGCTCTATTGGAGATTGGAACCCTGATTGGGACCATTTTATAGAGACAAGTTGGCAGACTAACGACCAAGGAGAAGAAATTCTTCCAGAACTTTATCGTGCCGCACCAGTTAGTTTAGATTGGGACTTTTTTGGTGTAGGTAAAAATCTATTTAATTCTAATCATAAGTATAATGATGGAATTTTCTTATGGAACCCGCATCCTTGGGACGACGAGCATATTTATTTTACTTTTGAAGAATTAGTAAGAACAGGAACACAAAAAGTGCTTTATCCTTTCCAGCCTCCAAGAGAGTATAAATACTATGCTTATCCAATTAAATCCGTAGATGAAGGTTCTATCTTTTATCCTCCAACTGGTTATGATAAAATTGAGGGCGTAGTATTTGAATTAGAAGAGCCTTTTATAACTGATAAAGCGAATTCGTATTAGAATTATTTTAGTTCTAATGGACTTACTGCTTATACTCATAATTCTAACAGTAATTATATTCCAATTGATGGGGCTGGTTTTTATTTTTGGCGGCAGTGGAACGATGCAAAATTCTATTATTCTGCTCATAGAAACAATTCATCGCTGTATAATGTCGCTCGTGTTGCTTCTCATTATTTAGATGATGATATAGAATATCTAATGTCGATTAACAACCTAGCCGCTATCCAGCAAGTTCAAAATATATATAATACTCGAAAAGAAAACGGATTATGGGGCATTTTTAAACGAGAAGATAAAGCCTTTTATAGATTTTATAGGTCTCCTTTCTCACCTTATCCTCGCACAGTAGCAAAAATACCTTATGATAATTCTAGATTACCAAAATATCTTATGGATACAGATAAAGCCTACGCACCACGAGTAATTAATAGCACAGAACGCGATTTTTATGATTTAAAAATTCCTGACTACTCTCCATCTGGTGAAAATGCTGATGGCTATACAAGATTGTGCCTTACAAGAGGTATATATCACGGAATTAAATTTTATGACCGCAATAATAATCTATTAGCATATTATGTGCCTAATTATGCGGGTTGTTTATGGCAAAATATGAACCTTTCAACAGCACCTTTCTTCCAAGTATTAAAAGATGGATTTTTTGATATTATTAATCCATATGCCTAGGACGGTAGAGGCTATACGCGTGCGGCAGACCCAGATAGACAATATGGAAAAGTATATAAGAGAAGTTATCGTAATACTATTAATGAAAATCCAATGGAGCACGATTATAATTATTATGATGATAAACCCAATCCAATCGACCATACTATTCCAACTACTCCACCTTATACATTCTATAAAACATCTGCGAAAGTTTGGACTTATAATTATCCAAACGAAATAGCAAGAGCACAAGTAGCAATACCTTCTGGAATGGTTGTTCCCGCAGAAAGATATGCTTATGTAAGTAGAGATAACGCAGCGACATACACAACCGACCAATGGTGTTCCATCGATAAAAAATGGTATAAAGTAAAATTAGATGTAAATGCTTCAAATCCTACTGATGCTACTGGTATAAAAGCATTTACTCCTTCACGCACTGATATTGTATTACGAACCTTAAATAATGGATTTACTCCATTTATTACTGCTATTATTCCATCTACTAATAATGATATCTCTCCTAAAATGACGCGTGATTTATACTCATTTTCGAATAGCACTCATAAAAAAGAAGTTGTAAGAGTTATCGCAGAAGCATATTTTAGTAATGACGATAAATACTATTATCTTTTGGATAATTTAGACTGTTGGATTTGCCGCGATGACACTTATATTGACAGAATACCAGTAAATCAACTTTATGTTGTCGCAAATGATAGCATTAATTATTATGAATATCCTATCAAAGACGAAAATGATACTTACAAATTAGGTCGTTATTTAGCAGGAGACCGAGTATATATTACAGAAAAAACCAAGAGAGATACAAACTGGCTTCGCACCTCATTAGGCTGGGTTTATTACGAAGATAGCAATTTATCATTAGTTGAATAAGGAGACGCAATTATGGAAAAGTATTATCCTATTATCGTGAATGAGGAGGGCACCGGTTTCAGCATTATTAATGCTGGAACCGCACCCACTCCTTGCTGCTTAACTTTAATTCCAAAAGCAGCATTAAATGGCATAACTATTACTGGTTTAACCATTCATCCTATTGAAATTACAGGGCATATTGACGCCTATGATGTAATAGTTATTGATGGCGAAAACGGAGAATTTAAAATAAATAATGAATTAAAATGGGGAAAATATGCGGGTGTGGAGTTGCCGCGTTTGCTTCCTGGCACAAATGATATTACTTTAACTTCTGCTTCTTTGTTTAACATAGAAGCCAGATTTGATTTGCGATATGTTTAAGTTGTTTGATGAGGAGCATAATTTTGTTATGCTCCTCGATAAAAATCTACAAAATCTTCAACTCCACGAAGTTTTAGAAACAGGATTGGCATCTATGAACTTTGAGGTTCCTTGCGGGGAGCCTTATGTATCTGCTTTGCGGCTTGAACGCTATATCTAGTCTTCTAATTATGAGTTTATAATTAAAATGATTGAATATACAGAAGATAATATGATTGCGGTTGATTGTAAAGCAAATATAGAAGAATTAGAAGGCTGTGCGGTTCCTGTTTTTGATGCGTTTAATAAAACCAGTAAAGAGTTTTATGAGTATTGCGTTTCATTTGTTCCCTCTTGGACGATTAAACACTGGACGGATGACCCCGCTATTACTTGGTATAATCCATTGGAAAAAGAAACTCTTCAAGAGGCAAATGTGTGTTTATGGGATATGATACAAAAAGGTCCTAGTTTATATAGCGATGAAATTGCGTGTCTTTGGTTTGATACTAAAAATAAAGTTATCGAAATAAAAAATACTTATGGTAAAACCATACCTAAATTATATGTTGCCCGCGAACTTGCTGGAACAGTAGGAGTAGAAAATACATTAGAGTTTGCTACTATTTTATATCCTATTGGGAAAAATGGACTTACTATTGAACTCGTTAATCCTACGGGATAGAAGTTTCTTGAAAATTATAAATATAGCACAAAACATATCAGTAAGTTTTGGAAAACTTCTCAAACACGACTAGATAAATTATATAGCAAAGCCAAATCATATCTTAATAGAATATCAAAACCAAGCACACATTATAATGTAATTTTAATGGAACCTGATGAAAATATCCAATTAGGTAATACTATTCAAGTGTTAGACGAAATTAAATAGTTAAAAATTAAAGAAAAAATCGTTGCTATACATAGATTTCCATATGAACCAGAAAATACGATTTTAGAGATAGGAGAACGCACTCCCGATATTACAAGAGAGTTGGCTGATAATGATAAACTAACCAAGAGTGAATTGGAAGAAATGCGGGAAAGGTTAGATAAATTATCTTAAAATTTTTGGGACAAAATTGTTCCAAGGAAGTTCTCGATTTTTCATATAGAGTGTAAGGAGTGAAGTTATGAGAGATATTATACAAGAATTAAATAAGGCTTCACTCGCATCTGCGACCGGCATTTCTTATAGTAGATTACGCAAATATGCGTCTGGAATAGTTGAATAGTTATCGCAAGAAGAAATGTAGAAGATAGCAGAATATCTTAAACGGTCTGCGGAGATATTTGAATAGGAGCGATTAAAATGCGAGAAGAATGGAAACCAATTACCTGTTTGAAGCACACCCCAACAAAAGAATATGAAGCATCTAATCTAGGTCATATTCGTGTTAAAGGCACTAATAAGTTGCGAAAACCAAATTTAAGCGTCCGTTATTATTACTACTTTTCCTACTATTGGAGAGATGATAACGGTAAATTACGCTATTGTAAAGAGTATTGGCATCGAGTAATAGCAAAAACTTGGTTGCCGCAACCAGAAGGAATGGATTAGATAGACCATATTGACCGTAATCCATTAAATAATGCTGTAAGTAATTTGCGATGGGCTACGGCTAAAATTAATTAGAATAATAGGTCATCTTATCCAAAAAGAAAATATGGTTTAGATAAACCGCTATGGGTAATATATAAACAAGAGGATAACAGAATAGAATACTATCCAACCGCACGATAGGCTATTGGAAAAGTGCCTCATCGCTGGAAGACAATTATTAGTTATTTGCGGGGCTAGCATATGCCTTTCCGCAAAGTTGATTATACATAGACTGACCCAAATTTGACAACCTAAAAATTTTTTAGTATAATCTACTTGTAGAGATGGAAAACAGGCTTTACAATAACAAGATAGTATGAGACATACTATAATAAAATTCCTCCAATTAATGTAAGTCGGGCGGGCACTCTACACCCGCCCCATCCACGATTATGAGTAGCATACTTGCTACGAGACATATACATAAATTAGTCGAAGGGGCAACGAACTTTGGGTCGTTGCCTTTTTGATTTGACAAAAGAAAAAATATATGTTAGTTTAAATAAAAAAATGGAGGAATTAAATCTTATGAATAGAGAAATTACTTTACAGAAAATAAAAGAACTCTGTGATAATTGTCAAGATACTGAATATCCAGAGATTTTACAAGAGAGTAAAGAAAGATTTGCTGGATATACAGCGATGAGTGATATTCGACAAGTATTAACAGCGTATGAATATCGTATAAAAGATTATTCAAAGAAGTGCTAATTTAGCACTTCTTTTTTTATTCAAAAGGAGATAAGTCATTATGAAGTATAAGAAGATTTTCGTAAAATCGCTTGCTTTGGCTTTGCGTCGTTGCGGTCATAAAATAGTTAAGGTTGAACCTAACTACAAGAAACCAGAATTAGATGTATGGACTTTTGAAGTAAGCGGTAATTTTATGGCTGATTTTGAAAGATTATCTCAACAGTTAAGAGATAGTCGCTAGAATTGGCGTCAGTAATAGATAAGACAGATGGGAGATAAGACAGATGCCAAGAGAAATGCCTAGATTAGAACATAAAGGCGAGAAACTTGTAAGCGGACAAGCCTTTATGAGTATCCCTATGGATATATGGGAATACGCTAATAAAGAACTTACATATACTGAAAATAAAGTATTAATGTATTTAATTGGTAATAAGCCAAAAGATAAGAACTTTGAAGGCTGGCAGATTAGTAATATCAGTGATGCTACTGGTCTTCGAGATACACATATTAGAACTGCCCGCAGGACATTAGAAAGTTTAGGTTTTATCCAACAGGTAGAAACTAAAAATAGTCAAGGTAATTATGAAACTATAATTGTCGATTTTGATAAAATCCGTGATGCGATTGCCCGAAATCTTACTAAACAAGATTTATTAAAGAAATAATCGTAGCGGACAGATTTCGTCCGCTATTTGCTAGCAGGAAGCGGACGAAAACAGTCCGGAATGTAGCGGACAGATTTAGTCCGGTTTAGCGGACAGATTTCGTCCGCATAATATATAAAATATATAAAATAGGGAATAAATAACCTTGGAAACAAGATAAATGAGGGGAAACACTATGTTCTACTGTTATTCAAAAAATCTGTGTCTCTTCTTGAAAATGTAGGGTATAGATTATCTTGAAAAGAAGAGACACAAGAATGGAACATTTTACTATACTTTTATAAAAAATGAAAGATTACAAGAGGGATTAAATAAATGGAATGAATATAAAAAACAATTCCCAAGAGAGTGAGGTGTAAATAATGGGCTATAATCCTAAAACACCAGAAACTAAATGGAAAGCATTTGTAGAATTATATCTATCTAATGGATATAAAGCATAGGATGCTTATAGAGATATTTTTGGTATCACTAATAAATCTACACTTAATGCTTCTCCATATAAACTATTACAGAAACCAGAAGTAAGAGAATACCTAGAAATGCGTAAAAAGGAAATCTATGACGCTATGGGTATCGACGCATACAGAGTTAATAGTGAATTAGCGAGCATAGCATTCGCACAGAAGGGCGATGAAGTTTATACTACTTCTGCTAAACTAAATGCTTTAAGCCTATTGAGTAAAAATCTGGGCTTACAGAACCAAAAGGTAGAAACCAAAGATGTGATTGAAGTCTCTATTGTTGGGGATAAAAATGAAACTTAATATCCATAAGAATGTATTTAATTCTGTTTATTATCCTTATCTCTTGGACTACTCTAAACGCTATGAAGTATATTATGGCGGAGCAGGTTCAGGAAAAAGTGTATTTGTTGCGTAGAAGTTAGTTATTAAAGCATTGAAGGATGTCCGCAAGATACTGGTTCTCCGCAAGGTAAATCGCACCACCAAGGCATCTACATTCTAGTTGCTCTTGGATACCTTAACGAACTTTAATATACTTAATAAATGTGTTGTAAATAGAACGGATTACAGCATTACTTTACCAAATGGAAGTTAGTTTTTATGTTCCGGTTTAGATGACACCGAGAAAATAAAGTCAATAGTAGGTCTCACTGATGCCTGGTTGGAAGAAGCGACAGAGTTCTGTGCGGATGATTTTAGCCAGGTTGATTTGCGTGTAAGAGACCCATATGCGTCCGGGCAGTAGATAATACTGTCATTCAACCCAGTATCAAAAGCAAATTGGTGCTATTTATGGTTTTTCGCAGATAATCCAGAAATGATGGAACTGCGGCGTAATGTTAATATAATTAAGACGAATTATTTACATAATAGGTTCTTGCCGCAAGCGTATATTGATACACTCTTGCGTATGAAAGAAACTAATCCTGTTTATTATACTATTTATGCTCTTGGTGAATTTGGCTCTCTTGAAAAATTAGTGTATAATAATTGGCAAGTAATGGATTTTGATGCCAAGAGTATAAAAGGTTAGTTATTATGCGGATGCGACTTTGGATACACGAATGACCCAACCGCATTTGTTGCTTCTCTCTTGGTTCCCGCAGAAAACCGCATCTATGTATTTCAAGAGTGGGGTGGCACGGGATTTCTTAATAATCAAATCGCACAAGCGATAAGTGGATTAGGTTTCGCAAAATCTACTATTATATGTGATAGTGCGGAGCAAAAGAGTATAGACGAGTTGCGGCAAATGGGTTTGCGTAATGCCAAGCCGAGCGTCAAGGGCAAAGGTTCGGTATTACAAGGTATTCAAAAGTTGTAGCAATATGAGTTAATCATTCACCCCTCTTGTGTAAATATAAAAGAAGAATTAGAGAATTATTCTTGGACGAAAGACAAGCAGACTAATGAGTATATTAATGAGCCTATTGACAAATGGAACCACTATTTAGACGCTTTACGATATTCATTATAGTGCTTGGACGCACGAGTATAGTTGAATACTCTCGATAAAAAATTATTGTTTTAAGGGAGGTATATCCTTGATTACTTTATCAAAAGATACGGTTTATACCCCAGATTTAGTAAAAAAAATTGTAGATTAGCATAAGACGCGTGATTTGGCTCGTCTGGTGAAATTATATAAGTATTATGTCGGGCAGCACAGCATAAATGATAGAACAATGGCAGACCCAACAAAGCCAAATAATAAAATCGTAAATCCTTATGCTAATCTTATTACTAGTTCATTAGTGGGTTATTTTGTGGGCGAGCCCATCACTTATAACGCAGAAGAGACTGATATGCTTAAAGAATTATAGATGATACTTGAATATAATGATGAGGCTGATGAAAATACTGAATTAGCAAAGAACGCAAGCATCTATGGTATAGCATATGAATTACTTTATATGGAGCAAGAGGATGAAGGTATGGGGCGTCCTATGTTGCGTTTTTGTGCTCTTGACCCAAAAGAATGTATTCCTATTTATGATGAGACTATCGAACACAACTTAACCGCATTTATTCGATATTATACTGTTAATGATATCTTGTAGGATAATAAAGAAACTACTATCGCAGAACTCTATACCGATAAAGAAGTATTCACTTATAAAAGCACGCAAGCAGGAAGTTTCCAGTTGGTTGAAACTACACCACATTATTTTGGTATGGTTCCTATTGCTATTTATAAGAATAATGAAGAGCAGTTAGGCGACTTTGAAACTGTAATTAGTCTTATCGACGCTTATGATGTAATGGAAAGCGATACGGTAAATGATTTTGATTACTTCGTAGATGCTTATTTGGCACTTTATGGCTTTACCGCAGACCCAGAAGACATCGCAAAGATGAAAGAGAATAGAGTGCTCTTGATGGACGAAGGCACTTCGGCGGAATGGCTTATTAAAAATGCTAATGATACAACTACTGAAAATATGAAAGTCCGCCTGGATAAAGATATTCATAAGTTCGCTCACTGCCCCGATATGAGTGATGAAAACTTTGCTGGTAATAGTAGCGGCGTAGCGATACAGTTTAAGACTTTGGGGACTGAAAACTTGGTATCTATTAAGGAGCGTAAGTTTAAGAAGGGCTTACAACAGCGTTTTGAACTTATCGCACAGATACAGGGCTTGATGGGTGCGTCATTTGATTGGCGTGCTATTGATATTGTATTTAGACGCAACATTCCTACTAATTTGAGTGAGTTGGCACAAATGGTTTCTAGTCTTGACGGTATTGTATCTAACAAGACCCTCTTGGCACAAGTGCCTTTCGTTGAAGATGTGAAGGCGGAACAGGAGCAACTCGCTAGCGAGCAAGAGAAGAGCAAAATGAATAACCCATTCCTACAATCTGCGAGTTTAAATTACTCTACTGGTGCTATGAAGAACTATGAAGAGAAAGAGCAAACTAACGAAGACTGAACGCGTTCAGCGTCAAGTGTTATAGGTATTGGCTGATGCCTATGAAAAAACCGCAGAGTTGTATCAATTACTTGATGAGATAATGAATGAAATGTGGGAGGAGTTAGAACCAGAACTCCAAACCATTATTGAGAAGTATTTGCGGGACCCTTATATAGGGGATATCCGCAAGATAGATTTGAGTAAGTTTCCTGCTGTTGAATATGCGATAAAAGAAATGTAGATGCGTGAAGTATGGAGAATGACTGAAAGACAGTGGATAGCATATAATGTTATTACTGAAAGTCTTATAAATACTTATCAGCAAGGGAGTAAAGATGTTTATATTATTCTTCAAAGAACCCCTATGTGGAAAGATAATACATAGCCACCGCATCTTCAAGCAAAAGCAGAGGTAAGAATTACAGATACTTATATTACAAGTAAAGTGCTTCCTATCCCTTGGTGTAGCGATGGAAAAACTTATAGCCAGCGTTTATACGAGCACACCGCAAACTTTTAGAAGAAATTAGATTTTATACTGCGGGAAGGGCTAACAAATGGCAAGGGTATGGAGTGGATGAAGTGGGCTTGGCGAGAACTCACGAATGCTACTGCCTATGATACTGCTCGGTTAATAAAGACCGAGACGATGGCTTTTTATAACCAAGCACTGATAGATACTTATTTAGAGGCAGGCGTTGAATATGTGGAAATCGTAGGAGACGCTGAATGTGGTGGGATTTGTTTGGATTATGTGGATGGCGACCCTGTGAGATTAGAGGACGCACATATAAATATCGAATTGCCGCCATACCATCCTAACTGTGCTTGTTCTTTTGTTGTTTGGGAAGAGGAAGAAAGTTTAGAGGAATAAAAAAAAGACCCAGATTTACTGGGTCTCAATCTCAAAACAGGGGCTTAATATACCAATGGATGTGGTCGGCACTGTGTATCCAGTATTTGTCTGCTTCATCATCCCATTCGGCGTCATAATCATTATAATGTTCGTCGCCAAGGGCTTGTTGGTAGGCTTTTCTCATTGCTTCTTCTGCTTCGTAGAATGAATTATAAGTGTTGAAAGACTGACACTCTTCATTACAGATACAAAACATCGCGTATTTCTTTGCCATTAGTTTGTTTCCTTTCTTATATATTATATAATAGGTTGGATAGAGCATTAAAACAAAGGCTTAATATACCAGCCAATGTGGTCCATAGTATGTATCCAGCAGAAGTCGTCTGCTTCACAAGTCTCATCCATTTCGGGGTCATAACCTTCATCGATAAGGGCTTGCTGATACTCTTTCTTCATTGCGTCTCTTGCTTCGTCGAATGAATTATAAGTGAAGAAAAACAGACATTCCCCATTACAGATACAGAACATTGCGTATTTTGCCATTAGTTTTTTCCCCTTTCTTTATCTTACATATATATTATATAATAATTTTATAAGTTTTTCAAATAAACTAATTATTAGATTGGGCGGAACAGTCATAACCGTCTAGAATAAAAATTATATTATATGAGAGAGAACTCCGTTGAGGGCTCTTTCAAGAGAGGTATTATTATGAGTGAATTAGAAAATAAGGGTTTGGAAAATAATTCAACTCCTATTGATGAGGGGAATAACGAACCAAAAACTTACACCGAAGAAGAAGTTAGAAAGTTGCTACAACAAGAGGGCGACCGGAGAGTTTCACAAGCATTGAAGAAGCAGAAGGCTGAACTCGATAAGCAACAGGCAGAAGCCGATAAGTTGCGTGAGATGGATGAAAATCAACGCCGTGAATATGAGTTTAATAAGAAAGTGGAAGAACTCGAACAGAAGGAGCGAGAGTTTGCTATCGCTCAAAATAAGTTAGAGGCATCGAAAGTGATGGCTAACAGAGGGCTTCCAGTTGAGTTTGTTGATTATATTGTCGCGGAAGATGCGGAAACTATGATGGCTAACATTGATGCTTTTGATAAGGCATTTAAGGCGGCAGTCGCAGACGCGGTTGCCAAGAGGATAGCCCAGCCTACTCCAAAAGCAGGGTCCGCACAACAGGGCGGGATGACAAAAGAGCAGTTCCGCAAGTTGAACCTCGCACAACAGGCTGAAATATATAGAACTAATCCCACATTATATAAAGAATTAACACAATAAGGAGTGTAGAAATTATGCCACATACCATTTATGAAAATTTTGTTCTTGAAAATAAAATTAATGATATTTTGACTACTGCTATCGACTTGTCTAATTATATGACTGTTGATAATTCTCTTACCGAAAATGCTGGTATGAAGAAGGTTATTAATCGTTATACCGCTACCGGTAATGTTGAAGACCTTGCTATGGGTGTAGGTAATAGTGAAGACATCGAAGTTGGTTTCGTTCCAGAAGAGTATGAGGTTGGCACCACCCAGGGTCGTTTCAAGTATTATGATGAACAGGAAATGACTGACCCTATGGTAGTCGATGTGGGTCTCGATGGACTTGCCAAGCAGATGGTAAATGACTTCACCACCAAGGCTATTGCTGAATATAATAAAGCAACTCTTCTTGCTCCTGCTTCCGCTTGGAGTTTTGATGCTGTTGTTGATGCTATTGCCAAGATGAACCTTGAAGATGAGACTGGCTTGTTCTTGCTTATCTCTCCTGCCGACCAGGCTGATTTCCGCAAGGCTTTGAAGGACGACTTGAAGTATGTTGAAGGCTTTGTCCGCACTGGTTATATTGGTTCTGTTTGTGGTGTTCCTGTAATCGTATCCAAGGCTGTTCCTGCTGATACTGGTTATCTTGCTACCAAAGAAGCCATTACTCTTTTCGTAAAGAAGAGCACTGAAATCGAACAAGAACGCGACGCTAATGTTCGTGAAAATAAGGTCTATGCTCGCAAGGTTGCTTTGGTTGCTTTGACTGACGCTACCAAGTTAGTAAAGATTACTGTTGCTTAATTGATAGGAGGCTCATAGGAGTAAATCCTATGAGCCTCTAATTTTTTTGACGAAGGAGGTTCATTTTTGTGCTTGATAAGTTAAAATTGTTATTACACACAGAAGATGATGATAACATCGATGAATTACTTGTTGTCCTCATTAATCTGTGTAAAGAAGAAGCATACATCTACTGTAATTTAGATGAATATAATGATGACCTCGATTATATTGTAATCCAAATGGTTATAGAAAGATACAACCGCATTGGTAGTGAGGGGACAACAGAGCAAAAGAGTTCTGGTGTGAGTATGACTTATGATAGTTTTTATAGCCAAAAGGTAGTTCGTATGTTAAACAAGCATAGAAAGGTAAAGTGTATATGATTAAGAGAGAGACTTTAACTCGTTTAATTTATCACACTACGCAGGATGAGGGCGGCGGGTATGTGCCGCCAACGATTGAGTAGAAAGAAACTATTCCCGCAAGTGTATCCATAGACAGTTCTATGGAACAAATTACTGCGTATGGCAAAAGTGTATTAGATAACATTAATGTTGTATCTAATATCTCTCTTGATACTAGTGCTAATGCTAGATATAGTTGGAATAATAAACATTATAGAGTATTGAACCAAATCAAGAGAGGAAATGAGTGGTTCGCAACTTTACAGCAAGTAAATGAATAAGGAGGTGCCGGAATGCTTTACTTTGATAAAGATACAAAAAAGATGCGTATGATTGTCAAAGATACGGGCTCCTTTGCTATTGGATTAAGTAATTATGTTTTGGATGATGGAGATAAGATTATCTTTACTGTTAATACAGAGAAAGAAAAAGAAAATCCCGTCATTCAAAAGACCATTACTTCATTTTAGAATGGAAGAGCGATTATCCAGTTGTCCTCCGCAGATACCGATATTGAGCCAGGTAATTATTGGTATGACATTCAGTTTGACGGGGCAGATGGACGAGTAGATACTATCCTTGGACCAGCCAAGTTCAAGTTTGAAGGAGGTATCACATTTTGAATGAGATAATTGTAAGTATGATTGAGACTGAACCTTATATCGAGGCAGAACTCTCAAATCCAACATACCGCGGAGCACCTGGTCCGCAGGGTCCAGAGGGACCTCCTGGTCCAGCAGGACCGCAAGGACCTGCCGGCAATTATGAATATCTATCTAATAGTGATATTCTTGACATTTGGAATAGTATATAATAAAGGAGAAATGCGATTATGGCAAGTTATGATAATAAAGTTTTAACCGGTGATAAATTAGTTTATTACAGTGGATTAGTAAAGTCAGCCGTAGCAGGAAAGCAGGATACCTTGGCTTTTAATACTGAATATAATGCTACTTCTAATAAAGCCGCAACTATGGCAGACATTCCTGACATCAGCGGTAAGCAGGACGCTCTTGCTTTCAATACCGCTTATAATGCTACTAGCAACAAGGTTGCGACTATGGCAGATATCCCAGACATTAGCGGCAAGCAGGATGAATTAGTATTTAATACCGCTTATAATGCTTCTTCTAATAAGGTTGCTACTATGAGTGATATTACTTCTGCTATTGGCAACATTACTACTTTTGGTTTTGAAATCGTCCAGACTTTACCTACCACAAACATTTCTACTTCTACTATTTACTTGGTAGCAAAAGGCACCGCAGGCACCAATAATGTTTATACCGAGTATGCTTATATTAATAATGCTTGGGAAATCATTGGAGATACTCAAATCACTATTGAGACTTTGAGTAATAATGATATCGATACTATTTGGAGTGCTGCTTCTGCTTCCTAATAAGGAGGGGTTATAATGGCAGGCGAAATTAATCCCGCAACTGATTATGAATTAATTAATAGTGGTAAATTAGTTAATAAAGAAGGACTGCTCGAATTAAGCAAAAATATCAAAGAATATGTGGCGGAAAATGCCGGCGGAAGTAGTGGAGCATAGCAAAGATATATAGTTATAGTTCGAATAAATTCTAATCCACAATTTATATCCGCTAGCACTAGCACTTCTATTTTTACAATACCGGTTGAAAAAAGATAGTTATTTACTAATTTTATCGATGATATAGAAAATGGACTTGAAGATAAATATGTGATATATGCTACCAATGAGAGTTCTCTTGAAAATCAAATTATACCATATGATGAAGATTATTTTTCTTCATATTCCTACGCTTTGTTTCCTTTTAAAATAATATAGCCCGGTCCTCGAAATACATATATGTCTTCTTATAAATTATTTGGTCTTGTAATAGATTCGGGCAATACCTGGGCTACCAATTTAAACTTTTCGATAGCCAATGGATAGATAACGGGTTATTTTTGGGGCGGCAGACCGGGTGGTTTGATAAAAACAGGTCTTATGTCAGGAACCAATACAATAATGGAAGATTTATTTGCTTTATATCAACAGTCTTTACCAACCTTCCCATCTACTGACGGCACTTATATGCTTGTAGATACTGTTTCAAATGGCACATCAACCAAGTCTTGGGAGACTGTTCCATCTGGCGGAGGCGGTGGCGGTGCTACCTATACCGCAGGCACTGGCATTGATATAGATGCGAATAACGAAATTAGCGTTGATGCTACTGATTTGTCTTATAATGATTTACAAGATAAACCAACTATCCCAACAGTGCCAACTAATATAAGTGCTTTTACGAACGATGCTGGATATCTAACTTCGCATCAAAGTCTAACTGGGTATGCGACGCAGAATTATGTCGATAATGCTTTAAGCCAAGTTCCTAGTTATTCTGCGGGCACTGGTATCAGCATTGACGCAAATGGCGTAATATCATTGGCTCTTGCTAATGCTAGCGAGGAGGTAATGTAATGGCTGGTAGCAGTGGAAATGAATTAACAACTTGGGCTTCAAGTGCGGAATATCATCAAGATAAAGGCGATTATAATGATAATGTAATTGTGCCAAGAAGTATTTTAGTAGAT